AGAACTATTAAGTAATGATGTTGATGCATTATTAATTGCAATGCAAGGAGCCACAAACGGTGACGATATTGATGTTACTGGACAATGCCCCAAGTGCAAAGAAGAAGTTACTTCTGTAGGCAGTATTGAATCTGCACTTGAAAGCATGACAACTCTAGAAGAAACTTACAGTTTTGAAACTGACAACGGTTTGTCAATTGAAGTGAGACCGTTCACTTACGAAAGTTCTGTGAAGGCAGGTATTGCAAATTTTCAAACCACAAGAAGTTTACAAAACATTCAGTCTATCAATGACGAAATGGAACAGCTCAAAGCATTCAACACAAACTTTATACAGATTGCCGCTCTCAACTTTGACTTAATGGTTGACAGTGTTGCCAGTATCAAAGGCAAAGATGCTGAAGGCGACGATTTTGTGGTAACTGATAAAAAATCAATCAGAGAGTTTATGGAAAACTGCGATGCAAAAATTGGCAGAGCCATTGAAGAAAACATTGCTGAAGTAAACAAGATTGGTGTTGAAAAGAAAGTTTTACTAGAATGTGAAAAGTGTAATGAACAATTTGAACAGGAGATAAATTTTGATCCTGTAAATTTTTTCACCGCTTCTTAGCAACACAAACATCTGAGGAAATCGTTAAGTTACTTAATAGATTACGCTCAGAAGCAGACCTACTAGAAAAATCCCTCATCGAAATTGCTGTGTATTCAGGCGGTAGTATTTCTTGGTCAGATGCACAACTCATGTCCGCACGTGAAAGAAACCTTGCTGTAAAAACCATCAATAATTATAATAGACTCAAATCCGGCAAAGGTGTTCAAGAAGAACTTTAATACTTATTAGGCCTGTAAGGCCTTTTCTAACTGCATTCATTCGTTCGTTTCACTTCACTCATTCATTTGTTCGAAATTTCTTTCGAAGAAAGAACATTTCAGTTTCACGTAGATGTTGAGGTCAGACGGAACCTGTTACGGTTCCATCAAAAAAAAATTGGCTTCACGTGAGTCGCGTCGGCCTGACTTGGAAGTAGGTGTTTTCACTGCTCTATGGGCTCTGACCTTTCCCAACCTACGTCGACATCATACATTAAGTGTATTATAAAATACATTCAGTGTATTACCTGTAACCTCGTTCCTACTCGTTACAGTTTTTAAGAGCTATGTGGTTCTTGATTGACAGCATTCAATCTACATCAATACTTAACACCATGGGTGTGTCTCAATGTGTTGCGTGTGTTCCTACTTTTCGGATACTTTTTCCACAGCAGTATTACTATCCGGCCTGCTAACCTTGTGTGCTGTTTATAAATTATGTGAAAGACTTGGTGTCTGTGAATGCCATGTGTGCCTGCAAGTTATAGTTAGTCCTTGTTCAGTGCTTCACGTAAGATTTTTGAACCTCCTACTCTTACGTTGATAATTCCATTATAGTAATCATCAGTGAGCAATACCTTGCGTTCAAATTGTTCCTGTGCTTCTAAGTAACTGGCTACACCTCTACTTGGACAAACATGCAGTATTTCACGAATAAAATTTTCTTCGCCATACTTTTCTACATCTGCTTTGAGATGATCTGAACTGCCCCAGTATTCTCGCCAATCACTTTCTTTGGTGCCTTTGCGTTTTCTTTTTTTGCCTTTAAGTGGTGGTTTAGTGGTTTTGAATTTTGCTAGTTTTTTGCCTATGTATTTTTTGCCATTTTTCTTGTTTGTGATCAAGTATACAAATGCTTCGCACCCTTCTGGTAGCTCGTCAATTTGTTTTCCTTTATAGATCCAATAAGACATACATTGATTTATCAGCCCTTCAATATCATGTACCAGTAAAATGGTCTAGAAGGATTCTTGCTACGATAAACCGCATGTTTTTGCAAACCAGAATCAGCAATCATTTGTTCAAATGTTTCTTCGGTTGCACCTTGTGCATTTTCATTAAGTATTACATATCCGCCTGGATTGAGGTGTTGCCGTACTTGCTGAAAGAATTTTTTATGTGATTGCCAGTCCCAGTCGATTGCTGTTCGTTCGCAATCATATTTAGTTTTGTGATCAATATTCCTATCTAAAAAGGTTTGATATTCACCGGAACTGTCATCTATAAAGTGAGGGGGATTACCTACTATTAGATCAAACTTCTGTTCTATATTATCAAAGCAATCGCTTTGAATAAAACTCACTCTGTGATTGTAATTTTGCTTGTGTTTTAATGTTTCATTTATACTGCGTTCTACATCTGCTTCAATGTCAGCACAAGTTAAGTTTCTAAAAATACCTTCTGCTAAAAATGTAAACCCTACAAATGCAGGACCACAACACCATTCCATGACATTTTGAAATTGTGTTCCTAAAAAATGCTTATTGAATATTGCTTTGTAATCTTCGAGTGTTGCTAATCCATCACCGTTATGATTGTCGTCAAAATAAATGGTTAGTCTTGGACTAGTTGGAGCCTGTCTAAACTCACTGGTCGACATACTCTGTGTCCGTGTTGTATGATGTAAATCCGCCTTCCTTGATTACTGTGAGTACATTGTTTACACGACCAACTAGTTCTTCTTTGTGCGAGATCAACATGATGTTTTTACCTTGCTCTCTGTTCATTTTTTTAAGTATAGCAAGACTGTTCTCTACACCCATAGAATCCATGCCGCTGTCTATTAATTCGTCAATACACAGCAAATTCATAGGCCTATTTAGACTCTCATATATGTCTCTAAATGCCCAACTTAGGCTCAAAATAAGTCGATTACGTTCGCCTCTGCTTAGATTATCAAAGTCTAAGTCACGCCCGTATTCTGTAATTTCAACGCCTAAATCACTTGCAAATCTCACATCATGTGGCAATCCTATCTTGTCCAAGTACCATGCTAAACGGTGATTTAAGTATGCTATGTTCTGATCAATAATACGTTTACGTATGAAACTGTCCTTGCTTGTAAGCAATTGATACAAGAATTCTTGATGCTCTTTTAAGAACGTTAACTCGTTTATATTGTCAAAACTAATCTCTTGCAAACCAGATTCTTTGAGAGATTCTATTTGCTCTATGTACGGATTGACGTCAGCAAGTTTTTCTTCAAGTTGTGTAATTAAGTTTTCGTAATTGTGTTTGTGCTCTAATGCACTTTCTAATGTGTTATAGAATGTGTCTTCTTCTTGCCCTATCTTGTCAAATGTTTTTATAGCATCACTAAGTTCGTTACTTCGTGATTCTACTTCAGCATTGTATTCGTTTTCTGCTTCTAACTTGTCACGTAAATCTTGTGTGTATTCTTCGTGTGTATCTAAGTGTGCTGTACTTTGTTCACATGCAGGACATACACCTTCTTCTGCTTTTACAATATTATCTTTTAGTTCTTGTATTTTTTTATTACTGCGAGTAAGAGATGTGCTGTTTCTTTCCAATTCGTTTTCTAATGTTTTTAACGAATCAGTTTGTTCTTTAACTTCTGCATTGTGTTTGTGTTTTTCTAGTTCAACATCAATGTCAATTTCTTGCATAGTTTCAACAACATTTTTAAGATCTACAACTTTATCTTGATGTGTTTTATCCCATGCTCTACTGCGACTTTCGATCTCTGTAATATTTTTTTCTATTCTTTCGTTGCTGTTCTTGATAGCAGTAATTTTAATTTCTTCTTCTTTAATATTGTCTTTTGTTTGCTTTAATAACTCTTTAAGTAATTCTGCTTTTTGCGACAACTCTGTGATACCAAGCAGTTGCTCAATCATTGCACGTTGATCGTTTGCTTTGAGACTGAGGAAAGGTTCCGTGTAAGTGTTCAGTGCAATAAGTTGCTTGAACATTTCATGTGGGAAGCCAATTACTTTTTCAATTTCTTTTTGTGTTTCTCTGCTATCGCCTTGTTGTTCACCATCACCAGGTTCAGTCCCGTCAACAAAAAACTTCAGTGTGTTAGGTCTACGCCCACGTTCAATTCTATATGACACGTCGTCAATTTCAAAGTCAACAGTAACAATCATTTGCTTACCGTTTGTTTTGTTTATGAGATTGTCTTTGCGAATGTTTGTGAGAGCATCGCCATACAGTGCATAACTGAGTGCATTAATGATAGTGGTTTTACCAGTACCATTTCTGCTACCGTCACCACCCAAGTCCAAATTATGTCCTAAAACTAATGTAAGTTGGCAATCTCCAAAATTAACTGCCTGCGTCTGTGCGCCAATACTCATAAAGTTTTTGGCACTCACATTTTTAATTTTCAGCATACTATATTTCTAAACCGTTATAGATATCAATAAGTTTTTGTTTGTCCACTGTGTTACTTTCGATTGTTTCTAATTGATTAATAACAATCTGATCAACACTTTCAAATTTAATCTCGCCACCTTCAAACTCGTTTTCTTCTTCTTTGATAGGCAGTAATTGTAATTCTCTAACATTATATTGTTCAGCAAACTTTTCTTTAATAAAAGTTGCTTCTTCGTAACTAATGCTTATATCTAATTTTACACGAGCATACGTATAGTTGTCAAGTAGATTTTCATGATCATCAAGTAATTGTTTAAGTGTAAAAACTCTATACTTAGGACATTCACCCCAATTCACATACACAGGTTCTTCGCCCCATGTTAAAAACATAGCACCACGTTCATCATCTGAAACGTCTGCATAATTATGTGGGAAAGCATTGCCAATGTAGTGTATGTTGTTTTTGTATTGACGTTTGTGGAAGTGTCCACTGAACACATACTCAGGACCACTTAACATTGTGTCATTGATGCCACCATGGTCTGGCATTTCTACCATTGCATTCATTTTGAAGTACGGTAATTCGAAATGCCCAAACATGTATTTGCATTTCATTTTTGCTACAGTTTTGTAATCGTCGCCTACAAGCCACGGTACAATAGCAACGTCATCTTCAAGGAACATGTCATCGACCATAACAAAGTTAGAAAGGTCTCTGGCATACTCAATGCTGTTTAGTTCACGTTTATCTCTGTAATACAAATCGTGATTACCTGTAATGAAATACACTTTTTCAAATGCGTCATTAAGTTTTTTTAGATCTTGAATTGAAGCATTCAGTGTAGCAACATTTACACTTGCTCTATGATGACTCCAGTCTCCGAGGAATATGCAGGTTTCTGCATTCCTTGCTTTTGCTTCTGCAATGAACCAGTCAATATATCTATGACAGTCGTCTAAATGTAAGCGGCTGTTTTGCTTTAATCCGTAGTGTATATCTGTAAAGCAAGCCGCTGTCTTAAACAGCGAACTCATTAGTAATCGAATGCCTCTGTGTCTGAATTTGTGGGTTCTTTTTCAGCACTTTCACGTAACCTTTTCATTTCATCTTCGTGTGCAATTTGTCTGCTGAAACTTGGTAAGTGACCTTGCTCAATAAGGATATCATCTCTGATAGTTTGATTTCTCTTTTCTAAGTTTAGAACTCTGGTAAAACTGTTGTTCACTGCCGCAGTATAGTAAGCAAAAGGATTATCAGATTTTGCTTCGTTAAACTGAAGGCCCACTTGGCTTAGTTGGACTAATGCTTGTCCACGCATTTCGTCTACATAAGTGTAGCCACGCCAGTTTGCTCTATGACTGTAACGTTCTACTAGTTTTAAGAACATAGTTCCTAGTTTATTTGTGATCTGTCCGTGTTTTGCATCAAACGTGCCAGTAGCAATATCGCCCTTCCAATGGCTTCTTGCTACTTCTTTAAGTTGCTTACCTACATACGCATAATGCTGAAATGGAGGGAAGTTTACTTTTGCTTTTGTGTCTGCTACTGTTTTTGGATTCTTTTTACGACCTTCTTCTTCAGGAATGTGATCGTAAGTCATGATGCGAAACACAACTTCGTCATCTCCTATGGTCTCTATATCTACAGCAAAGTCTTTTTGCTTTGGTTTATTTCGATAATTTTTCTTGTCATGTGTACTCATTGCTTCAGCATAGGCTTCACTTTGTAATCTAGCGGCCTTGTTTTCTTTTGCGGCCAGCAATGTGTTAGAATTAATTTCGCTGACATCATCTAAAATGATATCATAGATGCTGTATTGCTCGTCAGTTAACCAACAAAAACTCATTTTGCTTTTGTGTATTTCTTTTAATATGTCTTTGTTGTTTAGGTAATTTGTTTTCTTTGCGACTGCCATTGAGTCTCCTATAATAGATTAATTTAACAAACAGTATATAATATATATACCTTTATGTCAACCTAAAATGTACTAAATGTGGCTATTAACACTAGTTTTAACTATTTCGATAAATACAACTATAGGAGAAACCATGGCACTAGGACCAGAAGATTTTACAAGTACTACCACAGCAATTGATAATGTGCTTAACCAAGCCGCGGCCAAAGGTATTGACAAACTTAGAAATAAGAATCCACTGCTTGGTGATATAGCCGGTGGATTGCTAGGTAAAGTTTTTCCTGGCTTTGGTGGAACCCAGGCCGATTATGGTAGCTCATCATTTGATACGGTTATTGCACAAAAGTTAGCAGAATCCCTTGAAGAGAAGAAAAGTTTTATTAATACAGCATCTACTGATGAGTTAACACTAGACACTGGTCAGCCTCACATGGAAAACTATGACTGGAGAGCAAGACTGCGTCCAAAAAAAGGTGGCGAAGAAACATTTTACAATGCATTAGGTGCAGACCAATATTTAATGCAACCCATACAAGACTCGGGCGGTTTAGTATGGCAGACAACGCCACAGATATTCTTATCAGGTACAGCAGAGTATGAAACTCACCAAGAACAAGGTATGAATTATCCTGTTCAAACATTTAACAAAAGTGTACCACCTGAATTGCCAGTTGCGGCAGACTTCTATGCTACTAATAATTATGAAGCAAGATATCTTTTAGCAGTTTACACATTTATAAAAATTGCAACAAAAGGTTATTATGGTGATAGAGCAGTGGTTGATAAAGATTATGGTACGCCACCTCCGGTATTGTTATTTGAATATATGGGCGAATATGGATTTAATAAAATACCAGTAGTTATTTCAAACTACACTATTCAGTATCCAGATGATGTTGACTATGTACCAGTTACCTTTGGTGATAAAGTGACCTATGTGCCTTCGCGTTCAAACATCATGCTTAACTTATCAACAGCATACACACCTCACAGAGTGAGAAGGAACTTTAGTATACACAATGTTGCCAACGGCACATTACCAGGATTTATTTAATGGCTAAATCAGCAGACAACAAGCAAATTTATCGTGGAGATAGTTTTATTCGTAAAGATGAACTTATTGATAATAAGTTTTTAGGACTTAACGAATTGCCTAAAATTAAAAGCACACTGAAAGATGAGAGTTATGTAATTGCTCCCATGTACGATGAACGCCCGGATCTATTGGCTTATGCTATATACGAAAATTCACGATTATGGTGGGTGTTCTCACTTAGAAATCCTGATATATTAAAAGACCCAATCAGAGACTTTAAGGCCGGCACTAAAATAATTTTACCTTCGAAGAGCTCTGTGAATTCTTTGAAAGGTTAACAATGGCTAGATTTCTCGGTTCAAATGCAAGAATACCTGAATTTAACGATCCTTATGTTGGTAAGGTTTACGGAAACGTCTTAGACTATTTTTCTAATCCAACATACAACATTCGTCTTTATATGATGAATGATACATTAACCAAAGACGCCAAAGACGAACTATCAAGTCCTGATCCATCACTTGCACCTGAAAATCCAGGGGACATGGTTATACTAGCACAAACAGGAGTAGTAGGCGGGAATCTCATAGATAATGTTGAAATTACTAATCTCAGTAATGCCAATGGCCCAAATTCAGTTGGTGTAAAATTTACTATTACGCAACCAGGCTCTGCTACATTCATAGACGAAATGAAATTGGCAATGAAATATTTAGGCATGAAACCAAATGTCAATCCAAACTTGTTTTTGGAGATAAGGTTTCAAGGATACACAGGACCAACTGCCAGTGAAGGTGGTTCAGAAATATTAGATGAGGGTGGTTCCCCTCTGGTAATATCAGGCCCATATAGATACAAATTAGCAGTTAGAAACTTTACTGTAGCCATAGACAATGGTGGCAGTAAATATGACTTTATCTGTGCATCACTACAGAGTTTTGCATTTAGACGTTCCGTATATAAATTGCCAATTGAAATATCAACCAGTGGCAAAACCATAGAAGACCATGTAAACGTACTAAAAGATGCACTTAACAAATACTACGAAGAGTTGTCTGATAGTGAAACACCCGACCAATATGAATTTGATTTATCACAGTTAATTAACAAAGGTGATGCAGAAGACGATTTTTACACAATCAAAAATCAAGACTTGCTAACATCCGATACACAAGATGCTGAAAGAATAAACAGACAAATGAATGAACTTGCTAGTGTGGCTGATGCTATAGAACGTGAATCTGCTATTGTTCAAACCAAGAAAATTGAAAATGATGGCTCACCAGAAAAAATCATAGATGGTGACAAAATTACATTTCCAATTGGAACAACCATAGATCAATTTTTTGCAACATTACTTAGCATGAACGATGAGTTTTATACAAAAATCACACGAAGAGATGATATTGAGGATCCAGGATCAGATTCTAAACCGGAGCAAGCCTATGTGAGTTGGTATAGGCTTAATGCAATAACAGAAACTACTGGGTACGACAGCAAAAGAAAAGTGTATGCTTACAAATACAAGTATATACCTGTGCTTTATAAAAGTTCTAGAACTGACATTGCAGTTAAAGAAGATGAACAAGATCTCAAAACAGATTCGGCACAGTCACGCCTAGAACAAATAATTGCTGAAAGCGGTCTTAAAAAAGCATACAATTATATTTTTACTGGACTGAATGATCAAATTATTGCATTAGATATAAAATATGATGCTGGTGTGGCATTACTGTTAGCACCAGGTTTTGGTTCCGTAGGCAGTTTTTCAGTTGCGGAATCAAACAAACTTAGTACAACTATTCCTCAAGATCAAGAAACCACAGTTGAATCTGAAGTTGAAAAAGAAAAAGAAGCCAAAAAAGAAAATGACTTAGACAGCATAAAATCTTTCTTCAACGATATCAAAGATAAAATAGATGAGGGATTGGATTCGGTTAACACAGCATTAAGTACATTATCAGAATTAACAGGCGCCGATCTTGATGAGGTTACTGCTATACTTACTTCGGGTGACGATGATGCTTTAGATGATCTCATAGGTGGCATAGACAGTAATACTGCATCAGATCTTGCTGGTTCGTTGGGATACGATAATGTAATTAATGTAACGCCCGTAGACAGTTATGAACCAGATGAATCTCCTTACATTTATAGCACTGATTTGGTATTGGCTAGTGACAGTTCACAATCATCTGATGTATTAACAGAACTTGGATTTACCAAAGTTGAGGTTGACGAATCACTAAGTGACCCTCAAACCAAAAGCACAAATGTTTCTTCTAATCCAGTCAAAGAAGCCACATACAAATCAAACAGTGTGAGAAATACTCTGTTTGGAAATCTTGTTGATCAACACATGCAAGACAGATCATTTTTAATTAGATTAGATATGGAAATCAGAGGAGATCCTTGGTATTTAGGTGCACCTGGAATAGAAAGAAGCGATGAAGAAAGTGCAGACTGGTACCACAACGATAATCATTTTATACTGAGAATCAAAGCACCAGAAAAATTTGATATTGACTGGCGTGATGAGGACAGTGCATATAATAGTGGCTACTGGCAATACGACGGAGAATCCAGGACCTTTAGCGGCCTATATAGATATATATCTAGTGTGTGTACGTTTAATGGTGGTAGGTTTACCACAAACGTTACAGCATCAAGAATTGTAGGCACTAACCTTTTGAAGAAAACTGAAACAGAGGTTGAAGAGGTTGAAGAAAAAGAAGAAACTAATAACTTTGATGAGAATATGTTTGGAATGGGTCCAGGCGATAATTAAGGAACAACATGTCGCAGACAACTAGAACATTAAATAGAGACATCAATGAAATCGTAAATATAAGAGATTTCAGAGAGCGTCTTGGTGTTCCTAAAAACATTGCACTGGGAATCATCGAAGACAATCTTGACGAAGCATTCGAACATGCGATTGCAGTGAGAATTCCAGCAACTCAAAGTAGAAGCTCTCAGATTGTGCAATGCTTATGGTGCTCTCCGTTTGCAGGTACAACACGATATGCAAATCTCAGCGACGACATAGAAGACCCAGAAGGTGCTATACAATCCTATGGATTTTGGATGCAACCACCTGATATTGGCAACCATGTTGTTGTGGCATTTGGTGACGGTGATTCAAAATTTGGTTTAATATTATCATGTGTTTTTCCAGGAAAATTTTCAAACAGTATTCCAGGACAACCAGCGGCTGTATCATATGCCGACAGCAGTGTATCATTACCTACTACAGAAATAAGTCCCAAAGAAGGCAAGCCCACATCAAACGATAGACCGAGACCCATTGAGTTTGATTTATCAGAAGCAGTGGTCAAGCAAGGGCTGGCACTAGATCCTATTAGGGGATTTGGCAGTTCGGGTTCAAGACGTGAAGCACCCAGTGAAGTATTTGGTATACTAACACCAGGACGATTGCTTAAAAGCGGCGGCGGAGATTTAACACAGCCCGGCAAAAAATCTAACGTTAGAGCTTCAGGTCATCAGTTCATAATGGATGATCACAAGGACAGCAGAATTATCAGAATAAGGTCCGGTGGCGGCGCACAACTTTTGCTCGATGATACCACTGGTTCGATATTTATAATTAATCAAAAAGGCTCCGCAAAAATGGAGTTCAAAAACAATGGACAAATTGATATATTTGGTGAGAACAGTATCAATATCAGATCTATGGGAGACTTAAACTTACGTGCAGAATACAACTTAAATTTAGAAGCAGGGCAAAACGTACATGTAACTGCATTAGGTGACAACATAGCCGGACAACGAGCACCAGGTGGTGCTGTTATACAAGGCATAGCAGGAGACATTACAGGACCACTGGGCACAGGTGGTGAAATTAAATTAGACTCTGCCAGTGACATGCATTTTAATTCCAGTAGAAACTCATACTTAACAGCCAGTACTGGTGATGTCAATATAAACAGTGGTGGTTCTACTTTGGTAACAACAGGCGCTAATTCTATGTCTACTGGTACAGGTAACTTTGAAGTTGTATGTATGGCAGGCAGAGTTACAATGTTATCGGGTATCGGATTTGATGTGATAGCAGGTGCTGTTAATATGTTTGGTGGATTGGCATTTAATGCTGATGCTCTTGTTATGAATTTGAACAGTTTTGCAAGTACACCTACTCCACCTGTACCTCCGTATGCAAGACCAGCCAGTGAAACCGCAAAAGGCAAAAAGAAACTAGCACCAGAAGATGCACCAGAATTTGATAGAGATTCCACTGCACCACTTACTACTGGTGGTAAACGTACTGGCACGGTGCATGAGATTTTAACAACATTAACAAGACTGCCAGGCCCAGAGCCTGATATGCATTACAATTACGATCCTGAAAAGAATCAACTTATACCTAGTGACCTAGCAATAGACACACAAAACGAAGCAGTCAAGGCCGCTTATGAAAAAGTGGAAAATGCTACACAAGGTGAAGGCACTGTTGACCCTACCACAGGCAAAGGCAGTGATGTTCAAACCCCAAGTGGTACACAAGTTGCTATGGGTGCAGTAGATTCTGCTGGAAAAACTGTAACAGACTTACAAAACAGTATTACTGGAGCCGCAGATCAAGCAGTTAGTGCCGCAAGTCAAATTGCAGGAGCAGGCAATGCTTTATTAAACAGTATCCCAACCTTTGCTGGACTTGCCGCTGTATATAACGAATTCAAGGAAATGGCCAAAGATCAACTTTTACAGATCACAGGATTGGATGAAATGACCGCGGCATTCAAAGCAATGTTGCCACCAGTTAGATTTGCAGTTTCAAATCCTGAACTAGAAAAAGTGATTGGTATGGCTAAAAATTTAACTGAGATTGAAGCAAGGCTAAGAGCATTTGCACTTGAAGCCGGCATACCTGTTGATTTACTTGAAGGGCAAGTACAAGAATTAATGGGAGAGATTAACAACATTAAATCTCAATTTGCAGACATCAATGGTGTTATCACAGACGTAAAAGGATTTGCTAATGCATTAGAAGCACAAGGTATTTCAATGATACAAGATGCTGGAGGATTTATATTTGAAGATGCTAACGGTTTTCAAATTGTTGATTTCTCAAATGGCTTAGGTCCTATAGGCGAAACAGTTGGTTTTATTGGCGATATGAATAAATCTTTTGAAAGTGTTAAACATGCTGTAAAAACTCCACTGAGCAATAATCAACGTTTAGCAGTAACAAGTTTTGCACATCACATTGGCCCAGAAAGATTTTTGAACAGCAATGTACTGAGAGCAATTAATGAAGAAAAATTTGAAATTGTTCCTTATCTCATGAAAGGTTGGACTATGGCACCAAGCACCCCAGGTGGCGATATGGAAAAACAAGAAACGTTAGTGCAAATGAGAGCATACGAAGCAGAAGTATTCCAAACATCAGATGAACAGGGTATTGGGCTTACCAGAGATTATCCACGTGGTGGCGCACCACTTGGCGAACTTGCTGAAGATTTATATTACAAGAGACAAGATTTTCACAAAATGAAGTTCCAAGGAGATCCAAATGCGGCGTTTGGTGCTCCTCAAACCATAAACGAAATTAAAGCGGCCTTTAGAAACTTTAGTTTTGATTCAACGAAGATCTAGTAGAAGTCAATTCTCCGATGCGTTTGTAGGCATCATATTTCAATTTGCTTTCTTCCAATAGATTTCTTTTCAATAACTTTATAGTATCCTCAAGTGCTAAAATTTGTCGACGATAGATTTCTGCATTAGAGTCTTCATGATTTGACATAGTAAATATTTACACTTTTATAAAAAAAGAGGGGTCAAACCCCTCTTTTTTATTATGACAGCACTAAATTTTCCATCTCCGAAAATTCAGTTGGAAAGTCAACACCATCATATCTGTAGTTGCCTACTAGATTAACAGTGTTGAACGTAACAAACTTTTTGGTTTTGTAGTCGTAAATGCCCATCTCTACAAAGCCTTTTTTGGTTTCATAAATTTGATGGAATCTGCCCGACTCTTGTTTGTTACGTTGCTCAGCCACAGCCCAAATATCTCTGAACTTTTTTGCTAACCGACGCATTTAAGCATCCTCTTTCTGTGGGTTTAGGGTTTCACACTTTGCAGTGCTTGTATGTATTTAAGCACACTCTAGAAGTATTGTCAAGTGTTTTTGGTAATTAAAACTAGTTTTAATAAATTAGATAAATACTTGTATGGTAAACTTCGTAGGATTCAGCACAGTAGAAAATTCAGCACCTTTTACGTTGACAGGTTCTGAATTGGTAAAACGTGATTTATTGAATGAACTTTATACTCGCAAAGGCGAAAGAGTAATGAATCCAACTTTTGGTTCTATTATATGGGATCTTTTAATGGAGCCTAGCACAACAAAGTTACAAAAAGAAGTTGAAGAGGATATAGAAAAAATTTTTAATAGAGATCCTAGAGCAAAGATTAAAACACTCAATGTTATAGTGCTTGACCATGTAATTCGTGCCGAAATTGAATTTACATTCGTGCCTCAGAATACCACAGATTCACTTTATGTTGAGTATATAAGAAATATTTCGGAAGGATTGTAATGGCTATTAATAGACAAAATAATTTATTTGCGGCAGAAGATTGGAAAGTTGCATATAAAGCATATACTAAAATTAACTTTCAAGCATACGACTTTGATACTATAAGAAGTTCTTTAGTAGATTACATTAGGAAAAATTATCCTGAAAATTTCAATGATTACATTGACAGTTCAGAATTTATTGCCATCATTGATCTGTTAGCATACCTTTCACAATCACTTTCTTTCAGAATGGATCTTAACAGCAGAGAAAACTTTTTAGAAACTGCTGAAAGTAGAGATTCTGTTTTCAAACTTGCACGTATGTTAGGATACAATCCTAAAAGAAACATTGCCGCAAGTGGACTAATGAAAGTTACCAGCGTTAGAACAAACGAGCCTATTACAGACAGTTTAGGTACTAACTTATCAGGTAGAACAATTTATTGGGACGATGTTAATAACGGTCAAAGTTACGAACAATTTATAACAATCTTAAACAGTGCTATGAGTAAAACAAATAGGTTTTCGGCACCTGTGAAAGAAGGCACAATCAATGACATTCCTTCAGAACTGTATCAATTAAATACTGCATTGAATGCACCTATAACATACAACATTCCTATCTCAGTAAATGGTGTAAAAAGAAACTTCAATGTAATTAATCCAGATCTCAAAGACAACGATCAATTTTATGAGAGACACCCAGACCCTACAAATCCTTTCCATATGATTTATAGAAATGACAGTAAAGGTCTTAACAGTAAGGATACTGGTTTTTTTGTAATGATAAAGCAAGGTGATTTACAGTCACAAGATTTTAATTTTACTACACCAGTTGAAAATAGACAAGAAACAATATCTAAAATTGATATCAATGAAGATGATGTTTACTTGCAAGAAATCAATGCAAACGGCTCTGTTAAAAATAAATGGACAAAAATTCCAAACACAATTGGGCAGACATTAAATTACACTAGTTCATCGTTGAACACACGTAATCTATACGCAATAGAAAATAAAGGCACAGCAGGAATTACTCTTAGATTCAGCGATGGAAACTTTGCAAACATTCCAAACGGTGTATTTAGATTATGGCATAGAATAAGTTCCCCTACTAGATATGTTATCAAACCAAATGATGCAAAAAATAAATCAATCACAATACCGTACAAAAACGAAGATGGTAAAAACTTTGGTTTGACAATTACATTCGATTTAATGGAGGTTATTAGAAATAGTACACCTGCAGAAAGTTTAGCGGCTATCAAAGAAAGAGCACCACAGGTATTCTATACACAAAATAGAATGGTGTCAGCACAAGACTATAATGTGTTCCCACAAAGTCAAAGCACAAACATTACTAAAATGAAGGCGATCAACAGAACTCACAGTGGACACAGTAGATACATTGATATCAACGATCCTACTGGAGCATATAAAAGTGTTGAAACATTTGCCAACGATGCGTTCTTGTATATAGATGACGCAACTGAAAGTGAACAAATTTTTGTTAACGATACTTCAACACCTGTGGAAATTACAGCAAGTATTTTAACAAACAAATTAAAAACATTATCATTAAATAATTTTGTTTACTACTCTATGAGAAACATTTATACTGACCCTACTGCAAATGGCAGTGTAAACACATTCAAATATACTGTAGCAGATAATGTGTTGTGGAACACACAACCATCCAAAGCAAAAGGCACAACAGGATATTTAACTGAGCAGTTCTCTACTGGTTCTGTTGATGTGCTCACAAACAATCCTACTATAGGATCAGAAACTTACAATACGCATGGTAATAAATTATTGCCTTTGAAAGAAAATTGTTTCTTAAAATTTGTAAATCCAAATGACACAGCACAAGTTGTTTGGGCACGAGCCATTAAAATTTCTAACAACGGAGCATTGTCTAGTGCATTGTCCACAGGAACTGGTCCTTGGACACTAAGTGAAGATGTACCAACAGGATACAGACTCATAGAAGTTATACCTTCATTGAGAAAACAATTTTCTACAACTGAAGCAACAACGATCGTAGATAAAATTAAAGCAGAAGAATCGTTTGCTTTAGGTTATGATTTATTAAAAGATTCTTGGTACGTGATTAGCTCAGCAAATATCTCTACAGATACAAAAACTAATGCCTTTAGCATAGACAATAATTACAGAGGAACAAACAGTTGGCTATTGTTTATGGAGTATTCTGCTGTTGATAACAATACTTACAAATACACATTAACAACAAGAGGTTTTGATTATGTTGTTCAAAGCAAAAGCGATCTCAAATTTTACAACACAAAAAGTATTAAAGTATTAGATTCCAACAACAGAAGTAAACGTGATAGTGTAATCTTTACTACAGTGAATACTAGGCCGGGCGAAACTGAAACATTCAGTTGGACAGGCAGTGCGTGGCAAAACGAAACAATTGGAGTTTCAACTGTACCACGTGGTAGATTGGTAGAAATACCGTTGAGAACCAGAGATACTACCTGGGAAGATGTTAACGTTTCTTGGGTAAGTAATTTTGGTATTTTAAGAACTGATGTTGGTGCCACCCCACAAAGTTACAGAGATAGAGATTTATTTGTAAATGATGCTGTGGTTCCTTTGAACACATTTAGCAGTTCAGGCGGTGTGTCATCGGAAACTAATGTTGTTATTCAATCTAATACAGGTAAAATTAGTTCCATGCCATCATACATAGACATATCATTTAATGCAACCACATTTGGCTCTGATATTGTAGACGATTCAGGTACAGTTGCATTTATTATGTATAAGCAGTTACAAGAAAACGGTTCATTATCAACTGAGCAATTTGTCCAAGCAAACTTAGGTGCTACATCACCACAAGCAACAGATAAAAATGGAAATGCCATTGCAGATAATTTTGGTAGAATACTTTTTACCAAATGGGATTCAGTAACAAGAACAGGTACATTGCGATATACTAATTTACAAAATTCAGATTATCTGTATATGTCAGACACCAGTGGTAATATCAGCAACGACAAATTAAATGTCTATTATGAAAATAACAGAGATAAATTGGATAGACCGATTGTTTGGGACGTTGTAGATGTATTCAAAGAAGCAGACGGATATATTGATGCTAGGAAAATCAAAGTTGCACCAATAGACACTGATGGTGATTTAGTACCAGACTATCCTTTACAATTTTCTGAGTTTGCTGACAAAACAGACTTGGTGTATTTTGAGTATTATAATGACTTTGACGGTTATAGATACAATAGACCATTTGTAGGCAACATAGTAGATCTACGAGATGAAACTGTACTAGATATTTCAAACAGTAGAAACATTCTGTCTCCAGGCAGTTTCAATAGGCAGTATACTCTTAATACTTTAGATTGGATTGTTGTTAAAACAAAAGCATTAGCACTAGAATTTGAAAACAAATCCAATGCGTCTGGTTTGATAATTTATGTGTTAGATGATGATAAAACGTATCAAGTTACACCAATTGGCACATCTATCACCGAAACAAAATTAATAGAGGCCGCAGATTATTTTACAAGGCCAGGCAGAGGTCAAACTCAAAACAATCTAGCACCTATTAAAGAGAATGCCATTATTAAATGGAATCATATTGCACCCGGTGATGTGAGAATTGATCCAAGCATCAGTAACATTATAGAAATGGTCATGCTTACAACAACATACTACGAAGAAGTTCTCAAATGGCAAAATAGACAAAATACAGAATTTCCATTAGAGCCTACAAGCAATCAGTTAGGCATAGAATTTGAAAAATTAAATGATTATAAGAATGCAACAGATAGTCTAGTATTTAGAAGTGCAAAATTCAAATTATTATTTGGTAACAAAGCCAATAGTAAATTAAGAGCAAAATTTAGAGTTATCAAATTGTCAGATCAATTCAGTGACAATGAATTAAAAACTAGAATAATTTCTGTAATCAATCAATACTTCAATGTGAAAAATTGGGAGTTTGGTGAAACATTCTACTTCACAGAATTGAGTACATATATACACCAGCAGTTAGGAAGTGCGATTGGTAGTATTGTTATCATGCCACAAAACAGCACAGGCAAGTTTGGCGAAATGTTCCAAGTTAAGTCTGAACCCAACGAATTATTCTTGAGTACTGCCACTGTAAATGATATCGAAATTATCAGTAGATTGGACAGTAAAACATTAAGTAATAACGACTTACAGGAAGAAGTCAATGTAGGTAGTAAATATGCAAACGCAAACAAAGAAGCAGGACCATATGCAATCGAAGGTTACTATCCATTGTACTCATCAAAAGAAGTTGCTGAATTAGCAGGTAACGGTACAACTCATATGCATACATTCTTTGGGCAAACTTTCTATATGCCAAATGGTGTGACATACTATCACGGAAATTATAAAACATCAGACACCACGATAAGCAGTAGCAGTTCAGATACTTCGTCTGGCACTGGCACAGGTTCAAGTTCAAGTGGAGGCAGTAGTTACTAATGGCTGATAAGATTTATAAAAAGTTACCAGTTATACATCAAACTAATGCTATCAAAAATTTCTTTGATAACACTGTTGAGCAATTATTCAGCAAGGCTAATGTTGAATTAGTCAAAGGGTTTATTGGTAGCCAACGTGGCGAAGACCATGATGTAGAAGGTGCATATATTATACACCCTACTGCGTCAAAACGTTTCTATAGTTTATCGCCTACAGTTAGTACAAAAACATCAGATACTAACAAGCCAGAAAATTTAATTTTTTATGATGAGTTTATAGACTTATTAAAAAGTTATGGTGTACAGACAAAAAACCATAATAAATTATTTTCAGATAGATATAGTACATTTTTACCTCCTATAAATGTTGACAAATTTATTAATTACCAAGAATATTATTGGGTACCAGAAGGACCATCGGTAATCACAATAACTGGTACAGCATCTGATTATATAGATATAGACTTAGACATACTTGGTAAAAAAACTTATACATGGCCTAATGGTAAGTCTATGAGAAACGGAATGAAGGTAGAGTTCTCAGGCAACTATGTCATTCCAGCAACAGAAACTAGCAAAACATTTATTGTATCTGGTGTTGGCGATGCAATAAAATTAACTGA